ACCGCGTTCGTTCCCATTGGATGCGTTCCATTTGCCGTTGCGCCTTACGCATGCCCAAAAGCCGGTGCATGAAGTATTGCGGCGATGCTTCTTGAAATTCAACTTCGGTCAGGTGCATTTCACCAAATCCGATGAACTTCAATTCCTTCCATGTTAGCGGCTGGCGCTTGCCGCTTGTTGGTTTCCCTCAACTTCGGGTTGATCATCGGGTTGCATGAAAAATGCCTGAACGGCTTCGGTGAAGCCCTCAAGTGCTGGCGTCAATTCTGCCAAACGGCTGAATTCTTCGGCCAAATCTTCTTCACTTGCCCAAGGCAATCGCTCATTGATTTTGCGATATCCACCGCGCAAGCCATGCCAAGCGCATGAACGGGCAAAAGCCAGCGTGTTTGCCAGCCCTTGCCCATTGTTTTGCACTAATTGATCAAAATCTTGAATGTTGTGGTCAGCCATTACGCGTTCAATAGCAACCATGCTGAAATACAACGGATGGGCCTTGCCTCCAATTGTGATTTGTTTCATTTGCATGGTGCTAAATTACGCAAAAGGCTTTAGATTGTGCCAACAGTCAATGCGCCGGTTCCCTGAACGCTTGCGCTGAAGCTTGTTGCATCGTTGTTGGGTGCGCTCAATGTCAAGTTGCTGAAAAAGGCGCTTCCGCTCAACTTAATGTCTCCGCTTACATTTGAAGTCATTACAACTGACACTTCAGTTCCGGCCAAAAGGTCGGTCACAATGTCCTTCCAGCTGATGCCGGTGACACTGCCATCTTCTTCAAAAATCCCTTCGCAAGTCAATGACCAGCCAGCTTCGCCGGCCAAAAATTCTTTGTACCCGGCCGAATCTTTGTTGGTGACATCAATCATGTCTTTTGTCAAATCAAAATCGCTACTTGTTGCGTTTGCGATTTTTGTCAAGGTACCTGATACATCTTTGTAGATTGCAATTAGCGTACCGTTTACAAGTCCTGTGGTTGCCATATTTAATTTTTATTTAATTTGTTTTGAATAAGTGTGCGAATGCCGGTGAAAATTTCGTTTTGCATTCTTGCGCGGTTTGCTTGAAATGCCGGGTGCATGAATGCAAATTTACCCAATTCCAATCCGCCGCGGTTTGCGCCTGCCTGATACCGGCCTTTTCCTTTTGTTTTGCGTTTTGGCCTTGTGCCATATTCCAACAAATGCGCATGGTATCCCTTGGCATTCCAAGCGCCATAATTGCGAACGCCAATAATGACTACATTTGGAACCTTGCGGCGCTTAATTAAGTCAATTGCATTGCGCAAATTGCCAGTGACTACATTCACGCGGCGTTGTGCATCAGCAATGGTTGGTGCGGCGGCTTGTTCCATGATGGCTGTGATTTCGGAACCATCCAATGACTTGCCGGCTTGTTCCAATTGCTTGGCAAGCTTTTGCGTGTCCTGAAGAAATTTCCAATCAAGTTTCATTGTGTCAATTCGGTTTGCAATTTAGCGTACATTCTGCGCTGCTTTTCAGCCACATTCAAAATGTTGTAAAGGTTACCACCCCAATTGATGCGCATGGATGTGTTTAGTTCGGAATCCCAACGCACAGTGAAATGCACGCGGGTTTTGTGTTCACGCCGGTCTGCATTTACGGGTTCGCTGCCGTTGTCGGCTTCTTCAACAAGCGCCCAAGGTTGTGAATGGGTTGACCATGATTCAAGCCGTTCGCCGGTATCGCTGTCGGTTGTTGTGGTGTACTTTTCCACCGTGATCAATTCATCAAACCTGCCTGCGTTCATTTTAAGTAAATTTAGGCACTTTGTAACCAGCAATCAGGGTTTTAAACCCAAATTGCATTTCATGCGATGCAGCGCCAAATGTGACGGCCTGACGGTTGTCGTACAACTGACCAATCAAAAGCAATGCAGCGTGTTTCAAAGCGGCCGGAAAAAGCGTGTCGGGGTCAACGCTGGTTGCGCTTGCAAGTTCAAAACCTTCGGTGCATTCCACCACAAATTTTGTTTGCGCGTCCGTCATGGAAGTTGGCGCAGTATTAAAAAATATGTCAAGGCCAAATTGACCAAAAGGCGCAACGGCTGAAATCCAATCGGCTGCGGCGAATTCGGTCAATTCGTTTGCGTCTGAAACATAGTACACATGGCCAACGCTCAAAACGCGCGAAGGAATGCGCAAGTAGTTGCCGCTTGGCAAACTTGTTCCGTTGATGGGGTTGATAAGTTGGGGCAAACCAACATAGCAATCAAAGCCATAACGCACAACGCTTTTTTGGATTTGGTACCCAAGTTCGGTTGACACAGTTTGCAAAGCCATTGAAATCAACCCGGTGATATAAGAATCATCAGCGCTTGTGGTCACACGCAAATGCAACTTTGCTTCCGACAATGAAATGTAGTCGGTAGCCGCGTGCGTTTGCGAAACTATGCGTTTTCCAGTTATCATTTTTTGGCCTTTGGCTTTGGCTTTGGTTTTTCTTCCGCAACAATTTCAGCAATGCCGGCTTCAACAAGCAATTCAGCCTGCTTGGCCTCAATGTCAACAACATCGCCGGGGCCATAGCAAAGATTGAATGACCCGGTTGCGTTTTTCAAGAATTTCACCTTTTCGGTTTTCATGGTTCCCGGTGGCAAGAATTAACCACCACCGGGCTTGCGGCTTACCCACCGCAATGGGTTTTGTTAGGCGTCAATGTCTTTAATGACAGCGAAGGCAGTGGGTTGCAACAAATTGCAATCCAAGTAAGAATTCAACACAATGTTGGTCAAACCAGCGGTTGCGCCGGAATAAGGATCAACGGTCAATTCCATTCCACCCCAAGAAGCCAAGGCCATTTTGCTGAAGTCACCGAAAATCATGGCGCTCAAGTCAGATGCAGAGCCTTTGCTCAAGTTTGAAGGAACATTGGTAGTGAATGCGGCGGCGTAGCCGTTCAATTCGCTTGCACCTGAAGGCATGATGAAATTGCCCTCAACACCTGACGCTTGGCGGGGTGTAGTTTGCAAAGCAGCTTTAACCAAGGGGTTAGTCAAGTAAGCGACACCGTCACCGTTTGCATTTTCAACGGCTTTCATTAGGTTCACAACATCGGCCCAAACAGCGGCAGCGCCGTTGGCGTTGGTAGCGTTTGAAGCGGCACCACCAGCGTAGGCAACATTCACTGAAGCGTTTGAAATGATACCGGTGGGTTCGTTGGTTCCGCCACCTTTGATTGCGGCCTTTTCCATTTCTTGTGCCATGGCAGTGATCAAGAAATTGCGAACATAGGCATCAATTGAATTGCTTGACTGCAACATCAACTGATTTGATACTTGAATGTAAGCGGCCAAACGCTTGGGGCTGAAGGTGATTTTGCTGAATGCGGGGCTTTTCTCTGAAGCGGTTCCGTTTTCAGTGTTCCAACCAGCGGCAGGCTGGGTGCTTGCGGTTGGCATATCCAAGTTGCCAACAAGGCCATTCAATTGCTGAACGCCCAAACCGCGTAAAACGGTCTTTGGCAACAAAACATCAATGATGCCGCCAACATTGGTTTGGATGTTCACGCCACCTTGATCACCACCAGTTCCACCGGTTGCGGTCATGTCGCGTTTGAAAACATCGGAAGGAATCAACACTGAATGTGCAGCAACTGAAACACCACTGCGCTGAAATTCATCGGCAGCGATTTTGCTGAATTCAGCCTCAACACCGTCTTTGCGGCCGGTGGCGGCCATTTGCACGGCGCGTTTGAAACTAAATTGCTCGCTCATTTTGCTCTTTTCGCGGGCTTCGCTGGATGAAGAAGCGCCGGCCAAATTGGCGGCTTCAGCGGCACGGGCTTGCAACTTTTCAAGTTTTTCAACCTCGGCGGCGATGAAGTTCAAACGGGCATCAACTTCGGCAAAACGGCTTGTTTCGCTGTCGCTCATGCTGCGGGCTTCTTTTTCAATGTTGTTTTGAAGTGTTTGCAACTCACCAATCAGGCGGCCGCGTTCTTCTTTGAGGGCTTTGATTTGATTCATGTCTATGTGTTTTTTTTGTTTTTTTAGAAATTACGGTAACGGGCCAAGGTCAGTTTGACAATGTCCGCACTGGCTTCGTGCTTTTCAGCATCCAATGTTTCGCGTTCATCCTGCGCCGCTTGCAAATCGCGTGCGCTTACGGCTGTGCCTTCGTAGGCTGGGAATGTCACGGGCGAAACATCAAAAAGGCGTTCCACTTTTTTTATGACACGCATGCCGTTCACACCGTACTTTTCGGAACTGCGCCATTCGCTGCCGCCTTTTGGAACGGTGAATGCAAATGAACTTTGGGTAATGTCACCGCGCATGATGCTGCGAACCCATGAAAGGTGCATTGGGTTTTCGTAGTCGGGCGTGAATGAATATGCCAATTGGCCAGCATCATTGACAAAGATTTCAGCCGTTCCGGCAGCCGTGCGGCCCAAAACAATGTTTGGATCATGGTTGCCCAAAACACGCACATCATCTTGCAAAGCGCCATCAAATGCGCCTGCCTCAATGACTTCTTCAAACATTCCAAGGTCAGTTGATTCACCAACAACCGCAGCAACGCCGCGAATTTCTTTTGGTAATTCACCGTCATTGGAACGGGCTTCAATTGTGCCGACAAATGCGCGGCGTTCTTGCTTATTCATGTCAATTTTGCGTGAAATTGTTATTTCCGTCAGGGTTGTTTGTTTTGTCGGCACTACTCAAAAGCTGGGCAATTTTTGCATCCATCCATGGCGCAATTTGGTCAGCCGGAACAAGGTTGCTTTCAACCAGCAAAGAATCGCCGCCGTCAAATCCGTTCATATCTTCAAACGCACGGGCTTGATTGCGTGACAACCAACCGCCGCGAATTCCTTTGTTGTAAAAATCGGCACGGTCATTTGCGCTTGCACGCAACAATGAATTGAAATTGAACTTGAAATAATAGTTTGCTTTGTCTGTTTCCGTCAGCAACTTGCGGCCCATTTCTTGTTCAATGTTGATTGCGTAAGCCATCAAGGTGCGTTGGTAAAAATCGCTAAATTCTTGCTCAACTGAACTTTTCACGCCTTGTTTGTCCGCGCCAATCATG